CGTCGGCTTCATGTCGACCGACTTCAGCAGCAGGAACCGGCGGCGCAGCTTGTCGCGCACGACCTTGGTTTTCTTGGGGTCGCTTGGCAGCACGCCGTTCGCGCGCCTGCCCATGTAGCGGATGCGTTCGGCCAAGAACAGTCGGCCGGAGTTGCGGCGGTCTGGCACCACGACCAGCACTTTCGCTGGGTTCCTCTGGCGCCAAGCCCGTGGGCTGCGCTCGCGGGTTCGCAGCGGAATCGCCATCCACGTAGGCGTGCGGATGTCCCGGCCGGTCTGGTGCACGTCCAGCACGATCGAGCCGGCACCGGCGACGCCTGCGAGCGTCGGCAGCAGCGCCGCGGCGCGACCGGCGTTCTTCTCGCGCTGCTCCTTCGGCGTCACGTGGTAGGTGACCCAGTTCGGCCGGATGCCCGTCAACGGTGCTTCGTTGATCCTCCAGACCTTGATGGCGCGCGACTTGTCTTTGGATCTGCCGAACCTCGTCGACTTCGTTCGCAGCCAGTACGTGCGGTGCTTCAGCAGCGAGCCGAACAGGAATGTGCGCAGCCAGAAGTAACACGACGACGGTCCGAGCGTGAAGGCCGCCGACAGTGCCGACGTGTCGAGCCGCAACTCGATGCCGTCGCGTTCGCTACCGATGGTCGTCACCGTTGCACCCTGACCAAGAAGCCGCCGGCGTCTTCGCTGACGGTCTCGACGATCCGGCAGCGAATCGCCGTCGCACCTTCTTGCAGCACGCAGACCAACTCGTCGCCGATGGCAACTGCGACGACGCCGCGCGCCGGGTCAACGTCGAATGGCAGCCATACCAGCGCCTCAAGCACGGCGGCCCCGATTTCTCTTTCGGCGCCGAGCGCTTGCAGCCGGTTCCGCTGGACGATCGCGCGTAGGTTGCGGCCAGGAGCGCCGGGCACGCTCGACAGGTAGGTGACGAGCTCGCCATGGTGTCTGGTGGTGGTGATCTTGCGAGCATCGGCCCGCAAGCGCCTTCCCAGTCCATCGGCGGCTGGCACGAGGTCATCCACGGCGTGGCCGTCGACGAACACGTTGTACGGCGGTCCGTTTTGCAGAACGTACTGGTTCCAGTTTGCCGTCGTCAGGCGGTGACCGCCGAGCGTGACGTTCTCGACCGTGATGTCGTGCGGCGTGTTGCTGCGATCGCGGCCGAGCAGCCGGGACCGGTAGCGAGGCACTGTCTCGGTCGTGATGTTCTTCAGTTGGATGCCCGCAGCAGATCCGGCCTTGTCGTCTTGTAGCGGCTGGTCGTTGGTCGCGGTGGTCGAGCCAAACGGATAGAGACAGTTCTCGATCGACCAAAGCGCAAAAGGGATGGTCCCCTCGACTCGCAGGTTGTCGATGCGAACGTCGAACATGCCCCAGCCGAGCGGGTCAGAGTCCGACCCGTCGAGCCATAGTTTGATGATGCACGCAGTGAATGCCGCCGGCGCGGCATAGGTATGGACGCTGAGCCACGTGGCTTCGGATGGCGACCAGTTATGCGGAACGCCTGTGTGCAGATCGAAGCCCCACTCAGCCAGCGGAGCGTTCGACTGCGCTGTGCAGTTCGTCATCTGCCGCAATCCCGGCGTGCTGCTGGGTATGTAAGAATCGTACGCGACGAGGATCGGCGCAGCAGCGTAGGCTATTGCATGAGTGTCTTGGATTGTCGTCGTGCCCCAGTTGTACCCACCGAGGTGCAGCGCATCGTCTCCCGTCATTGCGAAGCTATTGTTGACTGTGCGCTGCTGCGTCGCCGGGTCTAAAACTGGGTTAAAACCGTCGCAGTTGAACAGCCAGTGGCTAATAACCTTTACGCGGTCGTAACTGTTGAAAGCAGAGCTCTGCAGATAGAACGGCGAGCCAACGATCGTCGGGAACAAACAAGCCAGGCTAGGGAAGTCCTCGTCGCCGTCGTCCCACGTCGTGCCACAGAACATCGACCACGCCACTTGCTGGTTGAACGTGAGGAATTGTCCAGGTGCCTGGTGCGCGTTCTGGTTGCCTTGCAGCTTCTGCAGCATGTCGGACCAGGTAGCCCACTCACCACTCAACACACCGGGCCCGGTCACTTCGATGTCGTTGCCCTGTCGCATGTCGAGCGAACCGATGACCCACGCTCCTCGCTGCAGGACAATCTTGGTGAACGGACGCACCAGCCACAGCTGCCCGTCCTTTTCGCGAGTGATTGCCGGGGTCCGTGCTGGTGCCGTGCTGCTGCCTGCCGTTGTCGGCAGCTGCCAGACTCCCGGCGGGAAGATGACGACCAGCGGCTCGGATGCATCGCGCAGGGTGTTGCCCAGCGTGCTCAGCGTCCCGATGTTGCCGCTGTCGACCAGGATCGTGTCGCCTAGCGTGTAAGGCGTCGTCTCTGCAGCAACAGTATCTACGAACACGCATAGCGTGTCCTTGCGGTTGCCGTTGACCTCGATCAGCATTCGCGAGTCAGGAGGCACCTGCAAGACGAGCTGCCCCGACACGAGCTGAGGCTGCACCGCCAGCGTCTTTGGGTAGATGGTGAAGCTGGAGATGGTCTCGCCTCCGGTCAGGCTGACCGTCACCGTCGTAGTCGTGTCGGCCGAGAATCCCGTCCACGATGCCTCGACGCTGGCCCCGGCGGACCAGCACTGGTTGCCGTAGAGCTGCGGGCCGCGCGCGGTTGACGTGCCGACGCGGCCAAACCCGTAGACGTGGTTCCAGGCTGGGCTGCCCTGGCTGACCTGCACGCGAAACCGGGAGCTGCTGCGGTCGGTCAGGTACAGAGACGGGGACCACGTGACCGACGCGGAACTCGGCGTGCCCGTCGGTCCAAGGTCGCGGAAGATGGTCACGGGTGTCTTGCTGGTCTGTGGCCGTCAAGGGTGCCGCCCCTCGTCACGTGTCAGCGCGACGAGGGGCGAGCGTGCATTGCGCCAGGCGTCCTTGGCGCGTCACGCACCGCCACGGCGGCGACTCGTCGGCTTGTGTGCGTGAGCCGGGTCGGCCGCAGGGTGGCAGTCGGTGTTCGTTGGCGCGCCGGCCGCCTCGGGCACCGGCGTCGCCGCCGGCGTGAGGTAGAGCCGGTGCCCGCGCATGGCGTCGAGCACGTCGACCAGCCGGACGCCTTCGGCGAGCCGAAGCTCGCCGAGGTCGCCGGCTGGCGTGTAGACGCGGACGCGCATCAGATCGAGCGGACCGCCGCGCCCTCGATGCGGACCCAGACCTGCGCCGAGCCGGTGCCCAAGCCAGACACGATCTCGGCGACCTTGCCGATCGACTGGTTGCTCGTGCTGGTCAGCGTGAAGCCGTCGCCGCCGTCGCTGGCGTAGACCAGCACGCCGACGTCGGTCAGCGCCCAGTTCGTCGCCTTGGCGACCGTCAGCAGCACGGTCGCTTGCTGGGCGACTTCGACGTTCTCGCCCTGGGCGGTCGCGCTCTGCATCGCGACGCCGACGAAGGTCGTGCCGGCGCCGGTGGCGTTCTGCAGGCGGCCGTTGGCGTCCTCCTCGACGAGCGCGCCCTGGAAGATCGCGCCGGAAGCGGGGAGGGTGGTCATCTCTCGGATGCCGCGGAAGGTGCGCGGCAGGGGTGCGGTCAGGTTGGCCATGGTTCGTTCGGGTCTGGTGTAGGTGTTCGGTTGCCGCGCTGCTGCTCGACGCCGGCGCGGCAAGGCCCGGCGTCGAGGGTTGAGGCGGCCGCTACGTCGCGGCCGCCGGCTGCATCACGACGTCGCGACGCGGACGGCGAGCTCGAAGCGGCCGTAGCCGGCGCCGCCGCGCCAGCCGTGGCCGAAGTAGGCGCGGTTCGTCATGGCCGCGCGCTCGCTGTCGGGGCCGAGCTCGACGGGCATGACGCCCTCTTCCTGCACGATGAACGGCCGGATGCCGGCGTCCGTGCGGAACATGTAGAACGTGTTCGTCGCGGTCAGGCGAGCGTTGACCATCGGCACGATCTGGACGCCGACGCTGCGCAGCTCGGCCAGCGGGTTCGACGCCGACGCCGAGGTGAAGTCGCTCTGGATGGCGGCGACGGCCGGGCCCCACAGGTTCGGCGGCGCCATCAGCGCGAACTGGCGCGCCGACTCGTTCAGCGGCTCGCCCTGGTCGTCGCGGAAGCTCATCAGGCGCTGCAGGGCGGTCAGGATGTTCGCCGACATCTGCGCCGTCGTCGGCGCGGCGCCGCCGGCCGTGCCGTCGCCCGTGCCGATGTTGTTGTCGATCGTGCCGCTCGAGCCGACTGCGTGGCTGTCGGCGAAGTACGCGACGCCGTCGTACGCGTTGCCGTTGGCGACCAGCAGGTCGGTCAGCAGGCGCTCCGGGAACATCGCGACGCGCGTCGCCATGTCGCGGACGCGGCCGATCATCTGGCCAGTCTTGTCGCGGCGCAGGTCCGGCAGACGGAACTCGATGCCCGTCTCGTAGTCGTCGTTCACGATCGTGATCGTGTCCGACCGCAGCTCGCGGACGGTGCGCTCGCCTTCCCACTTGCGCAGGTTCGGCGACGCGCCGAGCCAGGGGTACTGCTCCTGCGGCTGGTCGGTCGGGAAGAGGCTCGCGACCATGCGGGCCCAGCTGGCGCCGAGCTGCTGGTTCAGGGCGAGGAAGTACTCGCCGCGCACGTTGCGCAGCGTGAGGGGAGTCGCGGTCGTGGTGACGGGCATCGGTCAGGTCCTCGGTCGGTTGGTGTGCGGGGTTGGTGCGGGCTCAGGCTTCCGTCTTCGGCGCGCCGAAGCTGCGCGTGCCGAGCACGAGCGACTCCTGGTACGCCGAGAACGCGGCCGCGCTGTGCCATTCGGCGCGAACCTGCGGGTCGGTCTCGTAGAGCTTGGTCCACTTCTCGGGGCCGTCCGGCAGCGCCTTGACGGCGTCCAGCGGCGTGGCCGCCGGCTTCTCGGTGCCGCGGTTGCCGGCGCTCAGCGACTTGTCGCTGCTCGCGGCGAGCTGCGCCTTCATGGCCTCGTGCCTGCCCTTGAGGTCGGCGGCGAGACGGACGGAGGCGGCCTCGATGGTCGCGCCGGCCTCGACGAGCTCCTCGCAGAGCGCGGCCTGCTCGCTGGTCGACAGTTCGCGGATGCCGCGGATTCGCGCGCGCTCGGCCGCGGCGGCCTCGAGGCGGATCGCGTCGGCGTTCAGGGCGGCCGGGGCCGCCGGGGCGGGAGACGGCGCGGCGGTCGCGCCCTTGGTGTCGGTCGGGGTCATGGTGTCGTGTTGGGAAAGCTCGACCGCCAGCTCTGCCTCCTGGGCGAGAGCTGCGGCCGACGTGTTGCTGTCGGCGCCGAGCGCGCAGAACGAGACCTCGCGCAGCTCGGAACGGCGGAAGACGTGGCCGGGCCCCGTCATCTCGTAGCCGTTGACCTCGACGGTCTCGCCCTCGGCGACGCGCTCGACCTTCACCGGGCGCAGGTTGACCGAAGCCTCGAACGGGAACCCGTCCAGGCTTTCGCTGCGCACCTGCGCGGCCAGCGCCGAGCTGCGCAAGAACTCGCCCTGCATCTGCAGGCCGCGCTTGGTGATCTCGCGCGCATCGCTGTAGCCGATGCGCTGCGTCGGGTCGTGGTCCATCAGGATGGGCACGCGCGACTTGGCCTTGATGCCGGCGAGCTCGATCCCCAGGTTGCCCCAGAACCAGTGCCCCTGGATCGGCTTGCCCGAGTTGGCGACGACGTCGAAACGCGCGGGAGCCTTGTCGGCCGCCGGCGTCAGCGTCAGGTGGTCGGGTGCCTCGAGCGCGAACACGCACGCGTTGGCCGGTACGTTGAGCTTGGGGGCGGTCATGGGGTGTCCTGCTGCTCCTGCGGCTGCTCGTCGGGCGCGTCCTCGGCGTCGTCGGCGTCGTCGGCGTGCGGTTTGTCAGCCGGCGGCGCCGCCGGCGCGGCGCCGGCTGTGGCCGTCGGCTGGGCGGTCAGGCTGCCAGGCGCGAGCCCGTTGCGGCTTTCGATCTCGCGCGCAGCCACCAGGAACCGCGCGCGGGCTTCGAGCACCTCGACCGCGTCCAGGCCGGCGCGACTCGCCTCGATGTCCGGCGTCGAGAGGTTGGCGGCGATGGCCTGGCGTGCGGAGTCGATCTCCTTCACCGGGTCGACCCATCCCCACGCCGGACGAATCCACCGCGCCGTCAGGAACGCGCGCGGGTTGCGCCGCATCGCGGCGGCGTAGGTGGGCAGAGCGCCGACGGCGATCGCCTCGCGCACCATGTTCTCCCAGACCGGCTTCAGCCAGGTTCCGACCAGTGCGTTCTGCTCGATCTCGAAGCCTCGGCGCGCCTCGAGCAACGCGACGCGCGCGCTGCTGTAGTTCATGCCGCCGAAGTCCTTCGCGACCATCTCGTACGGAAGGTCGAGCGCCGCGCAGATCGCGCGCAGGATTCGCGTCACGAACGCGTCGAACGACGAGCCGGGCCGCGCCGGCAAGAACGGCTGGATCTCCTCGCCTTCGTTGAGGTACTCGATCGTGCCGGGCTCGAGCGTCTCGTGGTAGACGAGCTCGCCGTCTCGTCCTGCGTCGTCGTCGACCGGACGAACGTCGGGGTCGGCTGCTGGGTCGAGCGGCCTGCGGATGAACATCGCGACGTTCGCGTTCGCGCGCGCGGCGATGATCTCCGAGTCGAGGTAGTGGTGCAGGTGCTCGAATAGCGGCATCGCCGGCGTCAGCAGCGGCAGACCGCGCGACTGCCCAGGGCGCTCGCGCCGGTAGACGTGCAGCACGTTCCAGAAGTCGCCGTTCCGCCGCACGAACCGCTCCGGGTTGGTCGGCCGCAGCGCTTGCGCCGTCGTGAACCGAAGGTCGTCCGGGTGGTGCGGCAGCAGCCAGTACGCGACCGGCTCGCCGCGGTCGCCGAGCTCGACGCCGTAGCGCACGTTGCCAGGTGAAGCGGGGTCCTCGAGGCGGTCGACGTCGATCAGCTCATAGCAGGTGGCGATCGGGCCGCGGCCCGGAACGACCAGGCGGTGCGCCAATGCCTCGCCGTCGACGAGCCTGGTGCGGTAGACGAGGCGCGTCAGCGCGGCGAAGTCGTCGACGTCGTTGGCGTCGGCGGCGACGGCGCACGACTCGCGCCACAGCTGCTCGGCGCTGGCGTTCCAGTCGTCGCACTGCGCTTGCGTCAGGCCCGAAGTCTCCGGCCGCAGGTTGCTCTGCGGGCTGATGCCGTCGCCGACGACGTTGTCGACCAGCACGCGGATCGCCGCAGCGGCGTGCGCGTCGTCGCGCACCAGCGAGCGCGACTTCTCGCGCAGCACGCGCAGGTCGGGCAGCAGATCGCCGTCGGCCGACCCGCTGCGCGGCACGCTGCGGACGCGATCCATGCGGGCGGCGTCGTAGCGCAGGCGCGTGCCGGGCACGCTTCGCTGCAGCACGTTGCGGGCCGCCTGGCGCCGCATGGCCCACTGTGGGGACACGGCGGCGACGGCCTGGTCGATCAGGCGCGCGACGAAGCCTGGCGGCGCGGCGCGACTCTTCACCGGAACGACACCCTCGTGCGCCGGATGCCGTTCGCGCGCTGCTTCAGCTGCGTCGCGTACTTGTGCAGCTCGATCAATTCACGCAACGAGCGACCCTGCACGGTGCGACCGTTGACCGTGTAGGCCTGCACGTCGAGGCTGTCGGCCTGCAGTGCTTCCTGCGCCGCCGCCTCCATCGCATCCGCTGCCTGCGCGTTGGTATCCACGCGCGCATCTTGAGCGCGCAGCTAGTCGGATGCGCGGCCTTGATTCTGCGCTGCTGACCGTGCTGCGGGTGGGTCGAACGTCTGCAGCTGGTCGCGGCGCAGTTCCAACGACCTGTAGCGGCAGTTGCACTCCTGGCAGCGGTGATAGCGAATTCGGCCCTTCTGCCCGTACGTGAACGGCTTGGCTGCGCCGCAGCGCGGACACCGCACCGGGCAAAACGGCACGGCCGGAAGCATGTCGTCGAGTTCTGCGTGGCGCGTCATCTGCTGAGCCTCGGAAACCGGGGCGGCCCTTGCCGATGGCGATCAGGTCTCGGCGGCCTCGGCGTCGCCGGCGGCGTGGGTGCGGGCGCATCGGGTTCGCCTGGTCGGCGGCGGAGCAACTCGACGCGGATCATCTTCGCCGCGGCGGCGGCGTAGACCTCGGCATCCCAGTAGTGGTTCGCCGAGCTGCCAGGCTTGACGACCCAGCGCTCGCGCTCGCGGCCGCCGCTGCGCACGCGCACCTTGTGTTCGCTGGTCACCTGCGTGGCATAGCCGTCCGGGATGTCTTCGGGCAGGTGCCAGGTCGCTGGGTTCTGCATCCTGCCGGCGACGTAGTCCTTGAACCGGCCGACGCTCAGCGACCAGATCAGCACCGAGTTCGCCAGCGGCGCGCCGGTGCGCGGGTGTCGCTCCAGCTTGTTGGTGCCGAAGTCGATCGGGCCGTCGCGCTCGACGCCGACGCCGAGTCGGATTGTCGGCCGACGGCGGTGCAGCTCGAGCACCTCGTCGCGGCGGTAGCGGGAGTCGACCACGGCGCAGCGGACGCCGACCGATCCACGCCGGGCCCACGTGTTGCGCGCGAACACGTCCTCGAGCTCGACGAACGTCGCGACCTTGCCGGCGGCGAGCAACCAGCTTTCCTCGTCGACGCCCCAGCCGCGCACGACGAAGAAGATGCCGTCCTTCTGCACGTCGGCCCCACCGGTCGCGACCATCACGCCGGCAGGGACCGACGCGGCGCCCATGTGGAAGCCCGGCACGATGGCGGACTGCACGGCGTCGATCGCAGGCGCCTCGATTTTCTCCTCCCAGACCTCGGCCAGCCACGAGTTCACCCAGTTCTGCAGGCGCGCTGGGTCGTCCTTGCTCGCGAGGAACTGCGCGACGAGCTGCCACCAGGTCAGCCACGGCGAGTATCCCGCCCACAGGTGGTAGCTGCGATGGTCGACGCGGTCACGGTCACGCGCGCCGGCGATCCAGTCCTGCACGGCGACGCCGTCAGGCACCCAGACGCCGCGCGCCAACATGCCGCGCTTGGCGGCATCGTCGATCGGCTGGTGACAGTGAGCGCACAGCAACCACGCGACGCGCTCGCGGCGCGCGTCCTTCGCTGTGCGAACGTGCTCCGGCCACTTCACGTTGCGCCACTCGATGATCTGAAACGCTTCGCAGTGCGGGCAGGGCACGTAGTAGCGCCGGCGGTCTCCGTCCTCCCACTCGCGCCAGATCGTGCCGTCGCGCGTCGTCGGCGTGCTGACGACGTAGCACGTCGAGTTCCAGAACGTGCGCTGGCGCTCGCGCGCCAGGTCGAGCGGCGCGGCCTCTTTCCCGGACCACTTCGGGTACTTGTCGACCTCGTCGGCAAACAGGTAGCGGACAGGCACGCTGGCCAGATCGGCCGGCGATTGCGACGAGCGCAGGTAGAGCACCGAGCGCTTAAAGACGATCTCGCGAGTCTTCTCGTCGTGCGCGGCGTCGGTTCGCTCGGCGCGTAGCGCCGGCGTCGCGTCGATCATCGGCACGATGCGGCGCTGCGACGCCATCGTGATATCGACCGTGCGCGGAACGACGAACATTGCCGGCCCTGGGTCCTGCGCTATCGCGTACCCGAGGACGTTGTTCAGCGTCTCGGTCTTGCCGATCTGCGTGCCGGCGACGATCGACACCTGGCGCACCCAGCCGCAGCCGGCGCAGTCCATCCACTCGCGCGCGTACGGCGTCAGCTCCGACGAGTAGCGGCCGCCGGCCGAAGTCGTCAGCGGGTCCAGGTAGCGGAAACGGTCGGCCCACTGCGTCGGCGTCAGCGACTCCGGCGGCCGCAGCGCGTCGGCTTCCTCGAGGTAGAGCTGCAGGTCGGTCACGACGTCTCCTGCGCCGGCGGCGCCGGCTCGTCGAAGTCGTCAGGGGTCGGCGTCAGCTCGGCGCGGCGCGCGAACTCGAGCAGCATCTCGCGCACGATCGCGTCGGCCTCGCGCTCGACGACGTCAGCCTCGGCGCGCGCGCACCTCGCGGCCAGGATGCGCGGCAGCGCCAGCGCTCGCTGGCGGAACGTCCAGCACCGGCGCGCCCACTCCTCGACGACGCGCTTGCGCGCCAGGAACTCGCCGCGCTTCACCGCCAGGTCGTGCATCCGGGTGAGCGCCAGCGCTCGCCGGCTCTGCTCTTCCCAGTCGACGCCGGGAGCCGGCGCCGGCGCGGCCGCCGGCTCGTCGCCGAGCGCGCGGCCAGCTCGGCCAGGCCGGGACCGGACCCACGACCGCAGCCGGGCCGCCCACGCGGCGACCTGCTCGCCGCCGACGGGCACGGGCGCGCCCGACCGCCGGTAGCGCTCCAGCGTGCGCCGGCTGACGCCAGCGGCCGCGGCGAGCGCGTCCCAGTCGGGTCGAGCGGTCATCGGGTCGTCAGGGGGTCAAATACGGTGCGACCGTCGGCTTCCTGGTTGCGTGGCAGCCCGTTTGGGCGAGGCGGCGTCGCCTGCCGCTCGGACGGTGCCGGACGCCAGAATCGGGCCGTGGCGGCCGTGCGGCGGCGGCGACACGGCAAAATGGCGACCCAGGTATTGCGAGAGCACTCGACCCGTGACCCTTGTACCAGGGGGGTTGTGGGGGCAGGGACCCATGCCCCCCCATGCCACTGTGGCACCCCACCGTGAAGGGGTGCTGTATTGGTATGCGCTGCGCCGTGCATCATTGCCAGCCTTCTCCTCGAGAGACGCGGTGGGCGTGCGTCTTGCTGATGCCCAGCTCCCGCGCCAGTTGCCTAACGCTGCGGCCCGTCGCCCTCCACTCTCGAAGACGTGCGGCTATCTCTAGGGTCAGTTTCGCGAAAGGATGCGCGGTGCCTCGTCGCACGTTTGCGAAGTCGGCGCGTGCACGGTTTCGGTTTCGCAGTCGATCGCGTCGCTCGTCGCTTGCTGTGGCCCAGCTTGCGCGCGCGATTCGTGCTCGGTCCTCCTTCGTCAACGGCTTCTTCTCGATCGGTGCGCGCTGCTCTTTCATTAGTTGAGCTGATTGGTCTCGATGCTCCTGCTTCTGTTGTTCCGTGAGCATCGCCCACCATTTCCTGCCCGCCGCTCGTCTCTTGGCGATTAACTCAGGTGAGTAGCCGATAATCCGCGAAACTACCGGGCAGAGGATCGAATGCTTGGCGTTGAACGATCTCGGGCACCACATGAGGTTTTCGGGTCGGTTGTCGGTCCGGTTCCGGTTCTTGTGGGCCACGTCCCAGACGACGCCGTCGCCAAGCACAGCCGCGACCCTCGGGAAACGTTGGTCCATTGCATCGCCAAACAGACTCCACGCGATGACGCGATGTGCGCGGAACGTCGCCCGGTCGACGTTGAACTGGTTGTACCCCGTCCCGGTGTTCGTGCGCAGTGCCGCCGCCTTGCCGTCTACGTAGATCGTCCCGTCATCTCCGACGGTTACGCGCTTGAGCTTGTCCTGGTACTTTGTCTGGATCATTAGGGCGCGACGCTCAAAGAGGCGGCATCCATGCTAGGCAGGTCGACGCCGAGGCCATCGCCTCGCCGCGCAGGCGCTCGTAGTGGTCACGGGCCCGCGCGTCCTGCGATCCACGCGCCACGACCCACCACGCCAGCGGCTGCGCCCAATGGCGGAACATGCCCGAGCACGTGGCGCCGACTCCCTGCCGCCACTGATCCGGCCACAGCGGCTGTCCGTCGCTGCGCAGGCCGACGTTGTCCCACGTCTTCAAGTCGCCGTTCGGCTCGTCGGTGGTCGCGTAGTCGGTGACGCCTCGAGCGAACGCCAGCGCCATGGTCTGCAGCGTGTCGGCGGTCGCGCCCCATCCATGCGCGCGCACCTCGCGCTGCTCGGCCAGCATCCACAACCCGAACGCGCCGACGGCCTGCTGCCACGTCTGCCACCACGCCGGGAACGCCGGCGAGATGCCGCTGCGCAGGTCGGTGCCAGGATGCCGATGCATCACGGGGATGGTCTCCAGGCTGGCGGGTTGCAGCGTCGGCACGATGACGCGCTCGATGCGCTCGAGCAGGCGCTTCACGAACCGATCACGCAGGCGACCTGCGCGCAGCAGCCGCAGCAGGTTGGCCGCGACGAGCGCCGTCCAGCCAACGCCGCGCGCCGTGCCGGCGCCGCTGGTCGACCATCCCGGCTCGACGGTCTCGCCGAAGCAGAACAGCTGCGCCTGGTGCTCGGCGAGGCGGTAGAGCGCGGGCGACGCGGTCGACGCCAGCGCGAACCACAGACGATTCGAGAACCAGTGCTCGCGGTCCGGGCCATACCATCCGCAGGTCTCGAGCGAACTCGGCAGGCGCGGCAGGCCCAGCTGGTCGGGGCTGACGCCGCGGTGCCAGTGCGGCTGACCGCTCCAGAACACCAGCTGCTTGTGCTGGTCGGGCTCGAGGAGCTCGCCGTTCGGCTCGATCCAGTGACACGGACGGCGCGCCAAGCCGAGCGCAGAGAAGAAGCTCGGCAGCAGGTTGCCCGGTTCCGCACACTCGCCGCCGTGCGCGTAGCCCTGGTCCTCCTGCGCTCCCGTCACCGACGAGTTCGGCGCCGGGCCCAGCGGGCACGGGTCGTAGCCGTCGAGCGTGTCGCGCGTCGGCTTCAGCAGTCGCGAGCCCCATTGGATCAGCGCGCCGAAGCGCTTGCCCGGCGCCGGCAGCGGCAGACCGATCGGCGCCAGCTGGTCGACCTCGACGGCGACGATCGCCTGCAGCGCAGCGCAGTAGCCGGCGTCGCGGTCAGCATCGGCGAACGGCTGCCATCCGATCACGCCGACGAACGCGCGCGCCTGGCCGTGTGCCATCGTCTCTCCGGCACGCAGCAGCGTCGCCGGCGCCTTCATGCCCGACCGGAACACGACCGCGCCCTCAACGTGCATCCACGTCAGCAAGATGTCGCTAGGAACGGGCTTGCCGTCGACGCGCACCGACGCGAACCATTGCGTCTCCGGCACCAGCGGGTTCGCTGCCGTGATCATCGCCTCCCAGACGGCCCATCCTTGGCCGGGCACGAAGTCCACCCAGACGTCGGCGCACGTCAGCTCATCGAATCGGCCGCGGAACGTGCACCGGATCTTCGCGCCGGCGATCTCTGCCGAGAGGAACGCCAGCGGGAACGTGACGCCGTCACCGCTGCCAGTCCGGCACAGGATGGCCGGCACGCCGTAGCCGGCCGGGTCGAACGCCGGCATCGCGAACTGCTCGGCGCGCGTGGTCATCAGGTCGACGTCGACGCTTTCGCCTGGGCCGAGGTCGAGCAGCAGGTCGACTTCGCGGCGATCGCCGAGCAGCGGGCCGAAGACGACCCGCCGGCAGCGGTCGCGCGTCTGCACATCTGTCGGCACGCCGGCGGCGTGCGTCGGCCAGTTGCTGCAGGTGGAACGCCACCAGCCGCAGAAGCGGGTGGGGCCGTAGTTGGTCGCGCGGATCATGTGTCGGTGCTCTCTGACAGGTGCCACGCCGCGGCCAATGCGACGACCGAGGCGACGAGGTAGACGACGGCGCGCCATCCCCAGCCGGCACCGAGGCCGACGGGAAAGGCCAACGCCCACAGGGACAGCACGACGGCGCGCGTGCGCGCTGTCGCGATCTGGTTGGCGTGCCGGTGCATCAGTGCCCCCTCACTGTGACGCGCACGCTGCCGGCGGCGGCTTCATCGCTTGCGGCGAGCAGCTGCGGCGGCTGCAGGCGAAAGACGCGGTCGTCGACGCCGAGCGCGTCGGCGATGCCGTCGAGGCCGGACTTGAGCGCGGCGACGCAGTTGTCCACGTCGGGCACGCTGGGGTTGCGGCTGCCGTCACGGCGCCGTGCCGGTGGCCGAAACTCTAGGTCGACCAGCAGCTGGCCGCCGACGTAGAACGTGCGGCCGCCAATCTCGTGATGCATCAGTACGAAGCCGAGGTGGCGCATCGCCTTCGCCGCGCGCGCCTTCGCCGCCCAGTGCGGGCGAGCGTTCGGCCACAGCGTCGGCGCCGGCCACGGCAGCTCGACGGAAAGCGACGAGCCCGACGGCGCGCTAGGCCGCGCCGTCGAGCCCGCCGGGACAACACGGCGGCCCCTCATCGGATCGTCTCCGAGCGCCGCTGATGCTGCGCAGACGCCGTGCTGTCGGTGTGTGTGAGTTGGTCGCGGCGCGCGGCGAACAACGGCTTGAGCCTGTCCCGGTCACGTGGCGGGCACGCCTTCGCCAGTTCGGCGGCGAGCGCCAGCTCGTCGAAGCTGCCCGACGACTGGATCGCCGCGACGGCCTTGGCGAACGGCGTCTCGTCGCCGGCCAACCATTGCGCCAGCGTGTCTGCTAGTTCGCTGCCGGCCTTCTCGACAACCAGGCCGTCGAGCTCGACGCATCGAGTCTTCGTCACCGTCAGCCGGTTGTGCTCGGGCTCGAGGTCAGCGACCACGTCGAACTCGAACTCGATGCCGTCGCGCTGGATCGGCACAGTGCCGATCTTGCGGATGCGCTTCTTGCCGTCGACCTCTTCCTGCAGCCACTCCGTCTTGGTCCGCATCGTGGCGATCACGTGCAGCGGCGCCGCCGTGATCGCGTCGAGCAGTCGCACGTGCTTCGGCGTCACGTTGCGCCAGGCGCCGAACGAGTTGCCCTTCGTGCGCGCCGCTTCTTGGTCGACCATCTCGAGCGCGCCGCCCTTGCCCATCCACGCGTGCGACAGGCTGTCGACGATCAGCACGTCGTACGCCTCGACGACGGCGGCCTGGATCGCGTCGCGGTAGTCGTCGGGGCTGTGGTTGTCGAGCTCGAGGACGTCGAACGCGAAGCGGTCGGCGTACTTCTGCGAGCTGCCGCGCTCGGTGTCGATGACGGCGACGCGCTTTCCCAGCGCGCAGGCGATCGACAGCGCGGTGAACGTCTTCCCCGCGCCGGTCGGGCCGCAGAGCGCGAGGCGAAGCCGGCTGGCGCTCTTGGTGGCGCGGGTGAAGCGACGGATCGGTTCGCCGGTCATGGCCGCGCCTCCATTGCGGCGCGCGCCGTCTTCTCTGCGATCGCCTGCAGGAACTGGTCGCGCACGCGGTTGCGTGCTTCGGCCTGCACAGCCTGCAAGCAGGCCGTGCAAAGGAACCAGCCACCGCTGGGGATGTAGCTGCGGCAGCGGCTGCACAGCCGTCCGTTGTCGATTTCGGTCATGGTGTCAGTCTCCGGCGTAGCGGTAACGACCGCTGGGGTGGGTGGGGTAGACGTCCTCGCTGCGCGGCCCGCGCGTGACGGGCTGCTGGCAGCGGCTGCACAGCTGCTCGCCGATGCCGTCGACGACGTCGACCTCGTCGTGCAGTTCGCCTTCTGCAGTCCCGCTGGTCAGCGTCTTCGTCGTGTTGGCCGTGGCGGGCGCCGGCTTCTTCGGGTCACTCGCCGGCTTCGGCGCCTCGGCCTGGTCCTCGCCGGCCTGGCGCAGCAGCTGCTCGATCTCGTCGGCCGACCAGCCGGTCGCGTCGAGCAGGCCGTCGAGCTCGGGATCGGACAGCGCGGCCTGAAGCTCGCCGACGTCCCACTCGGCCAGCTCGGCCGTGCGGTTGTCGGCGATGGCGAACGCGCGCGCCTGTGCGTCGGTCAGGTCGGCAATCGTGACTGCTGCGTGCGTCCAGCCGAGCGAACGCAGGACGGCCAGCGTGCCGTTGCCGGCGACGACGTGGCCGGTCGACTTCTGGACGACAAGCGGCCGAAGCTGCCCGAACGCCGTCACGCTGCTGCGGATGGCGGCGAGGTTGCGCTCGTCGTGCCGGCGAGCGTTGCGCGGGTCCGGCGTCAGCTCGGCGATCGGGCGCAGGCAGTCGGCAAGCGCTGTTGGGCCCGTCCAGACGCGGACGGCCTTTCGGAACTTCTTCGGCTTCGGCTTCATGGCTTCCTCGTGGCGGTCAGGATCTCGAGCACGTGCGCCGGCGGCCGGCGGCCGGCCTGTAGGTACAGCTGGCCGATCTGCGCGCGCGTCGGCGCCGGCGCGGCCGCAGGCGCCGGCGCGCTCGACGCCGGCGCCGACGCAGCCGGACGCCGCGGCAGCTCGACGCG